TTTGCGACCTGCATCGCATAGCGCGGGCCCTGGTGGTAGGCAACACACCAGAGAATAAACGCATCAGTGTCAGTGTCAGGATTAATACCATACTGCTTAGCAACACTGAAATAGTTCTCAAGGTCCTTGACAATCTGGTCACCCTGAATATCCTTGCTCACATTAAGCAACGGCTTGAGACTATCGCCTACAGGGCGAGACAGGTAATAGGTATTCCAGGACGAATCGGACTCAGGAACAGACTCGAGCCGGGACCTGAAACTACTATCGACGTTCGCATACTCCGTAGCATGGGCGCCACGCATACGGTTAAGAATAGCCGCCGCACGAGTACCATACCATTGCGCAATTCCGACGGTAATTGGGTCATTGTAGTTGATTGCAGAGTAATCCATAGACGACTCAACCTGACCAATAGCCTTAATCGCAACCTTCTTGGCTGTTGCGTCCCACGCCATAGTTCCTCCAAACGAATAGCCTGCCCCAATTGTATCGGGGCAGGCTATTCGAGTGCAACTACCAGATTTTGTATGTCATGTTCACCTGGTATGTCTGGTTTGCGGAGAGAGTATCTCCTGCGTAGATTCCACCAGTTTTAGCGACATATAGATATTTGTATGTTCTGTCATTTCCAATAATGGGAGACATAACGCCATCGTAGGGGCGCGCCCATCCAGGGATACTCATTAGTCGACCATCGTATCCTACGTTATTTGTTCCAATTTTGAATGTTCCTTGAATATAAACCCAATCTCTGTCGCGTTCGCACGTGAGATAGTTATAGTCCTTTGCCACAGTACCGTCAGACAGTGTATGCAGGGCCATCGCCGGAGGGTTAAACCAACTTGAGCCGCCCTTGAGCCACACCTGAAATAGTTCCTTGATATGTGTGTACCCAGAGGTCGTCATGTGCACATTGTCGGGTCCCTGGTCCCAGGACTTAGCCTGTTCGTCGCCCCAGTGCACCCATCCGCGAGAACCTTCGCAAACAACGGCACCATAAGGCTTGCCAGCGTTAACAACCTCGAATGTTCGAGACACACAAGACCGAGCCATCTGAACATAATCATTCAGCGAGGACTCGTTAAAGATAACCGGAAGCACTCGAATATCCGCGTTAGGGAAGTACTGACGGGCAAGCCTGAAAAAGGTTGCTGCCTTGTCTCCCACAGAATTCTGTGCCCGAATATCGTTCAGTAGGTCGATCACGAACAAGTATTTAGTTCTGCGGCGCTTGTCCTCAGACATTCCTTGCTTAGCATTATCCAATTGGGTTAGGAAATTATTGTCGGACGTTGAAGTAAACCCGCCCCCACCAATTGCGTATACATTAGGGTTAAGTCCCAACTCACGACACAGAGTCTCGGTCCAGCGGCTTGCTTCAATCGTGGCATTCGACGAACCAATGACAACGCCCTCCGTGAGTTTCGGGTCCTCAAGAAAGATATCGTTAGCCTCGGTCTTCGTGTAATAGGCCGGGAAACGATTGTCGAAGTCCCTGCGCTGTTGGTCCAGTTTCCCCTGAATCTCTGCCTGGAACTGGGAATTCTGGGCCTTAAGCGCATCACCCCACGCCTTAGTCGTCAGCGTAACCCGCTTACCGGCAGGCGACTTAAGCGGGGCTTCAATGTAGTTGCCGTCAACCTCACGGAATTCAGCGTCAATAAGGCGCCGCTTGAAGTCCTCGATTAGCGACTCGAGCGCAGTTTTCTTTGCGTCCAAATCCTTGTTCCAACCTGAATGCGTCTTCTCAACCTCAGTAATGAAGTTGGTGACCGTCTCATTCAGTTTGGCGATAATCTTGTCCTGCTCTTCCCCGAACGAATTCGTGAACGCAATAACATCAATGACGCTACTGCGAATTCGCTCAAGAACATCAATATACGTCAGACCGTCCCGATAAGTGAATGGGGTAATGTTGTTCACCGATCGCGACTGGACGCGCCACAATGCCTGGTCAATTGACCCAATAATGTCGTCACCAGTAGCCATAATATCCTCCAAATCCTAGGCCGTAGGTAAAACCGTTAACTAGTCCTCCGGGAGTGTGGGGCATATCCGTGTCCCACAGCCCCATAAAAAGTTCGCTCAGTTCTGCAATAACTAGGTCATCCACATTAAGTAGTGTCCCGCGATAATCGGCGATAGCCCGAGCCTTGGAGCCCGAATAGCCCCAGGACTCTGACCGCTGATTGTTGTTGTAGTTGCTGGTCGAAGACGACGTGCTATCCGACTCATTACGAGACGTGGTGTCACCTGACGTGCTCGCGTCGCTGATACTCGTAGCATAGTCCCCATCGCCCGCAAGGCGTGTCTGAGGGGTGTCCGAGCCTACCGTGCGCCCCTTGGACTTGTTGGTGCCACTGCCACTACCGGTCTGGTGGTTGATCCCCGAGTTCTGGGACGTTCCGTCCTGGCCGGTCCTGCTGTAGTGGCGGTTCCCTTCAAGCGGGTCCGTGTTTTGCAGTTCAGCCAGATACATTCGATTATACCGGGGCATAATCAGTTCCATCTTAAGGCTTAGCCGCCAAATGAATATATCAATTGTCTCGTGAGCGATTTCTTGAAGCCAGTAGGTCTTCTTAATTCGATCGTTCAGAGTCTTTCGATATGATTCGTCGAAAATTGGGTAGTCGTCAAGCCCAATATGGTCGTTGGTTAACTTAACAACGTCACGAAGCATTATCGTTGTTACCGACATTGTCGCCCCCATAGGTTGTCAAATTTGAACTAGCAAGATAGTCGTTAAGGTTTGGTGCTGCATTGTCGTCTACAGCCCAATAACATGACACGTTAAGACCAAACATCTCATTGATTTGTTCACACGCCAACTCGCGCGGCTTCATAAAAGACTCACGAGACGCGAGCACCTGACCAGAATTAGCGGCCGCTTCCTCAACTACCATGCGCTCACGCTTTTCAGAATTCACATTCATAATTCCAAGCATTGTAAGTGCCTCACCCCAAATCTTGGACTTAGACTCCATATGCTTGATCGAGGAAACAGCACCCGCACCAGCATTCTGGTTAAGGGGAAACACGCCAATAGTGTTGGCGAGATTATCCATACTCATATTCTCAGTGCCCCACACAACGGGCTCACCATCATAAATCTTAGAGATGAGATTCTGGATGGTAAGGCGCTGGTCCTGCGAACACGCGACAATCATCGGGTTACGCTCATTCAATAGATCAATTTCGATTGTCCTGTCAATCTGAGCAAGCCGCGCAGCATACGAAAGCACAACGTCGATTTCTGGCTCCCGCACCTGATTACCCCAAATACAGACAGATTCGCTTGCGCTCACCTCACGAGAATAGACGCCGTTTCGAGTGACACGATATCCCGTGGGATTATCCTGAATGTCTAGGGGGCCTGAAATTGTTGCGGGCATTGCCATAAACAACTCGAAGAAACTGTCCCAATAGAATACTGAGTATCCATTATTGAAGATAGTTGCTTCAATAAACCGTGGGTCAATCCCATTAGGCAGTCCCTCCCAAGTAAACCGGGAAAGGCACTTGCCCATTAACTGTCGCCGGTACATGTGCTCGAGTTGCATCTGTCGCGCCTCGGATGAGGACGGGGGAGATGCCATGATTTTCTTGTAGATGCCGTTAAGCACATAATCCTTTTTACTCACTAAGGGTCACCCTAACCGTCTTATCAATCCGATTGTTGCGAACATTTGTGTTACCGATACGCTGAGGAGAACGCCACACAGTCACGCCCTTTTCGAAGATTCCTCGCACACTGGCCTTGAACCCCTCGGGAATAGTTGTGTCAACCAAGTAGCACTCAGCCATCTTCCAATATGTAAATTCGGTCATAAGGCTAAGTGTCTTCGGGAACTTAATCCAAGTATTCATCAAGTACCCATACCTAAGCCAGAAATCACCAATGCTACGCATAGCCGCTGGCGAAACACTTCTAATTCTAGCATCAATCACAAGCCCGTTGGAGACCATTGCAGACACATAGCCCGACGTCTGACCAACCACGGACGGTGGAATAACCTGCATGTCCTGACGTTGACCGTTAATCGAAGCAATAGCCGCCTCATAGTCCCCATTAGCCGCAAACTGTGCCAGTTCATAATTAGTGTCCCGCACGGTCCTTTGCTGTTGCTGAGAAATCTGCGAAGCGCCACTAGCCAACTGATTCTGAATATTCGCCGTCGACTGTGCCTGAGAATTATTAATCATCGCAGAAACACCAGCCGTAGCCGCCTGACCAATACCAGCACCAGCCGCCGAACCATTCAGCCCCATAACACCGCCAAGCGCCGTCATAGCGCCCTGAGTTGCCTGAACAGTCGCCCTCATATTGTTATAGCGCGACTGGGAATCCGCCATAGCAGAATTACCCCACATGCTGTTCTCGGCACCCGCCTGAGTCGCAGCAATGCCCGCATTAGCCACATCCCGCGCAGCCGTCGCTGCACGCTGAGCGCGCTGCTGCTGCCACTTCGCATTATTCACCTGAGCCGCCGCAGTGTGTGCCGACGAAGCAAGTGCATTCAGCGAGGAATTGTTGACGGCCGAGAATGTGGGGAGAGACGTGTATCCGGTACACATATCCCAGCCCTCACCGTACTCGTTAGTCACCTTGCCTGCACGGCGCTCAACAATCACAGATTCGGTGATTGTGTTGTAGTCCCGGATAGTGAAAAACAGGGACGGATTGGGTGGCACAACATGGGCATATTGATTAATGTTGATTCCGGCGGTACGAATAGACTCAGGGCGAAATTCAACGGGATTCCCTGAATATGTTGTCAAT